GACACCCGCTTCGGCACCGTGCTGAAGCAACCCGAGATGGCCGGTCTCGTGATGTTCAGCCAGACCTGAACCCTTCGGGGCGCCTCTGACGGGGCGCCCCGCTTTCTCTCCCTTCCCTTCACGTTCTTGCAGGAGTTCCCATGTCCCTCATCGTTCCTCCGTTCGGCAGCGTCGACGTCGTCGTCCCCGCCTCCGGCATCGTCACTGCGTTCTCGCAGGGCGCGTTCACCATCCTTCAGTCCGTCACCAACACCAACGTCCCCAGCGTGTTCAGCGTGCTGACCGCCCAAGCGGCTGGTGCGTCCGCTCCGTTCACGTCGTCGGCTTTCGCCACGGGCGGCACCGTGCGCATCGAGGCCAGCGGTGGCCGTTCCGTCAGCTACGACGTGGGCCTTGCGCCTGCGGCGAAGTTGGACCGTGCTACCACCCATCAGGGCATGGTTGTGACCGCCGTCAACGTCAGCGCCACGCTGACCGTGCCTCAGATTGTCGGCGGTCTCATCACCTCGACGACGGCCGCCGCTGTCGCCATGACTCTGCCGCTTGGCACTGTCATGGATACCAGCGGCTCGTGGGCCATCGGCGAAGGCTGCCGTTGGTCGATCATCAACACTGGCGCTGCCAACGCCGTCACCCTGACTGCTGCTGCCTCCGGTCACACGATTGTCGGCGCTACTGGTGTTGCGCTGTCGTCGTCGGGTGAGTTCGTCACGTTGAAGACCGCTGCCGCGACTTACATCACCTACCGCGTCTGATAGGTGCGTCGACAAAGGGCCCCGCTGGTGTTATCCTGGCGGGGCCCTTTCACTTTGGAGAATCAACATGCCTGCGAAGAAGTCACCCGCTAAGAAGTCACCTGCCAAGAGCAAGAGCAAGCCCAAGAGCAAGGGCAAGATGGGCAAGATGGAAATGGGCATGCACATGGACAAAAAAGGCGCCTGCTGATGCCTCTCAAAAAAGGGTCTTCGAAGAAGACCATCAGCAAGAACATCAAGTCTGAAATTGCTTCAGGCAAATCGCAAGACCAAGCCATTGCCATTGCTTTGTCAAAGGCTGGCAAGTCGAAGAAGAAGGCAAAGAAATGATGCAATTCCCGACCATCGTCTACCGCAGCCCAGGAGCCAATCCAGGCCCCAACGGCACCAGCTACGACTACAAGGGCGTGGAAGATGCGAAAGCCCTTGAGGCTGCGATTGGCGAAGGCTGGCATGTGTCGTTGGTTGCAGCGGTCGTACCTGTCGCCGTCGCCGATGTCCCAGAGGACGATGACGCATCTCCTTCGCGCGATGAGCTTGAAGTGCAGGCCGTTAAACTCGGACTCAAGTTCGACGGGAGAACTTCCGACGCCAAACTTGCCCGCATGATTAACGAGGCCATGTAATGGGGTGGTCGAAGCGTCAGTTTATTTCGCAGGCGATGGAGGAAATCGGCCTCGCGTCCTACGTTTTCGACCTCCAGCCCGAACAGCTTGAGTCGGCCATGCGTCGCCTCGACGCCATGATGGCAGAGTGGAACGGGCGCGGCTTGCGCCTTGGCTACCCCATCCCCGGCAGTCCACAAGACAGCGACCTCGACGAGGCCAGCGGCGTTCCAGACAACGCCAACGAGGCGGTCTACCTGAACCTGGCCCTGCGCTTGGCGCCCAGCTACGGCAAGCAGGTTGCGTCACAGACCATGTCTGCCGCCGCTCGCGCGCTGTCGACGGTGTCCTTGCGTCTGACGACGCCCCCGAAGATGCAACTTCCCGGCACCATGCCTGCAGGTGCGGGCAATAAACCCTGGCGCAACGATGATTCTCCCTTCCTGCCTGCGCCGTCTGTTCCGCTGGATGCGGGTGACGATGGCGAGATTTCTTTCGATTGAGGTCCCGATGCCCACCATCAGCCAGCTTTCCGCCGTCACATCCCTCGCCGCTGGCGACAACATCGTTGTGCAGAGCGCCGCGAACAACGACGCGCGGAAGGCGTCGCTGTCGGTGTTGTTGGCGTTCTTCGAGGCGAACTTCGCGTCGCCCGAGTTTGAGACGGTCATCACAGCGCCAACAGTGTCGGGCTTCAATCTGCAACTTGCCGCGTCGACGTCGAACATCTGGGCCATCATCAACCCGACGGGCGCCTTCGCTGCTGCAACCATCACACTGCCGCCTGTGGCGTCGTGCTTCGACGGTCAGCAGATCGTGGTGACGTGCAGTGCGGCCATCACCGCTCTGACGGTGGCTGGCAACGGCGCAACGATTGTTGGAGCCCCGACCGCTTTTGGCACTGGCGGGTTCTTCGCGCTGCGGTTCAACGACCTGCAGAACGCGTGGTATTGCGTGTCGCAGTCGCTGGGTGCCACTACCACGTTCTCCAACATCACGATCACAAACGCGATTCTCGACGCCAACGGCAATGAGTTGGTCAAGTTCTCCGCCACAGCGGCAGCGGTCAATGAGTTGACTATCGCCAACGGTGCCACGGGCAACGAGGTCGCACTTGCTGCAACGGGTGGTGACGCCAACATTGCGCTGAACCTCGTAGCCAAGGGAAGCGGCACAGTGAAGGCAAACGGCGTCGACGTCGTAAGCCTGTCGTCAACGCAGACCCTCACCAACAAGACGCTGACCGGAGCTATCACAGACGCCGTCAAGATGGGTGGCGCTGCTTCTTCGACGCTTGCTTTTTTGAATGGGCTTTATCCTGCTGCTACCAGCAGAGGATATCGCACTGTCATCATCGACGCGACGCAAACGCTTACGGCTGGCATCGGTGCTGTCGCCGTTGGCGGCGGAGCCAACTGTGTCCCTGTCTATTGTGACGGGACCAACTGGCGGATCGGCTGAATGCAGATCCCCATCCTCTCCGGGATCTATTCCGACAACGGGCCGGACATTCGCCAGTCCTACCCGGTCAACCTTGTGCCGGTGCCCGCCGACAACGGCGTCAGCGCGGGATACCTGCGCCCCGCCGATGGTCTGATCGCCATCGGTGACGGGGCAAACGGCGTGTGTCGTGGCACGTTCGCGTGGCAGGGCGTGGCCTACTTCGTGTCCGGTACCGAGTTGATTCGCATGGATGCCAACTTTAACACGACGACCGTCGGCACCGTGGCCGATGGGGGGCCTGTCGCGTGGGCGCAAGGATTCGACCGGCTTGGCATCGCGTCAGGCGGGACGCTCTACTACCTCGCCACCGACGGCGTCACGCTCACCACGGTGACCGACGTCAACGCGGGCGTGGTCCTCGACGTCATCTGGATCGATGGCTACTGGATGGTCACTGATGGCGAGTTCCTTGCGGTGTCTGACCTCACAAATCCCACAGTCTTCAATCCGCTGAAGTACGGGTCAAGCGAGTCGGACCCTGACCCTGTGATTGCGCTGCAGCGACTGCGGAATGAGGTCTACGCCATCAATCGCAACAGCATTGAGTGCTTCGACAACGTCGGTGGAACCGGCTTCCCATTCGACCGCATCGAAGGCGCCAAGATCACAAAAGGCGCCATCGGGACGAATGCCGTCTGCATCTACCTCGAAGCGCTCGCGTTCGTGGGCTCAGGCTACAACGAGGCTCCCGGCGTCTATCTCGGGCAGAACGCGCAGGCGACGAAGATTTCCACCGTCGAGATTGACCGGCTCTTGGCCACCTACAGCGAGGCAGACCTCGCCACGCTGGTGCTCGAAACGCGCAACGACAACGGCCACCAACACCTCTACATGCACCTCCCGGACCGCTGCATGGTCTTCGACGCGGCGGCTTCTGCGGCGCTCAAGCAGCAGGTGTGGTTCTGCCTGACGTCGTCGCTGGCGGGCTTCAACGTTTACCGCGCGCGACACTTCGTGTGGGTCTATGACCGCTGGTTGTGCGGCGACCCGACCAACTACACGATCGGATACATCTCGCAGACCATCTCGTCACATTGGGGAAACCCGGTGCGGTGGGAGTTCGGGACGGCGATCGTTTACGGCGAATCACGCGGGGCCATGTTCCACGCGCTGGAGCTCGTCAGCCTGACCGGGCGCATCGCGGTCGGTGAAGAGCCCCGCATCTCGACGTCGTGGAGCACTGACGGGCAGGTGTGGAGCCAGGATCGCAGCATCAGCGCGGGCACCAGCGGCGACCGCGCCAAGCGGCTGGTGTGGCTGCAACAGGGCTACATGCGAACCATGCGGATGCAGCGGTTCCGAGGTGACTCGTCGGCGCATCTCTCGTTTGCGCGCCTTGAAGCGACCATCGAAGGCATGGCGCACTGATGGCAACGCGCCTGCGCCTGACCCGTAACCAGATTGCTGGAATCAGCAAGGACCCGGAGACCATCCGGCAGTTGGAGTTGTTGATCTCGTCGGTCAACAGCTTGAACGCAGGCGGCGGGACCTCTGGCGGCACGGGCGCGGGCGACAGCATCCCGGCGGATACGGTCTTGACGACCACGGGGGAACGGCTGTTCGTCTCGCTGACGGTCGGGCAGTACGCGGTGTGCGCCACGTTCATGATAGAGGTTGTCGGTGGGTCTGGGGCAAACGGTTACGAGGTCCTTGACTCAAGCGGCGGCGGAATCGTCGTCACGGGAAATCTGTCTCTGTCGGCAGACGGCTCGGCTGGGTCAATGGAAGCCTTTGTCGCGCCGATCGGTGCGGCATCATGGGGGACGGGCGGCTCTGACCAGATTATCCTTCTCGTCGGCTACATCGACGTCACGACAGCGGGCGAGTTCGGGATAACGGTCCGACAGCGTGGAACGCCAACGTCGGTGACCGCCCTCGCTGGCTGCGGTCTGTTCGTTGCCCCGCTGTCGGCCTCTGCATCCTCGACCCCACCGGCAGGCGGACCACCGTCAGGCGCAGCAGGTGGCAGCCTGGCGGGCACCTATCCGAACCCCACAATAGCTGCGGGCGCCGTCGGTTCTGCCGAACTGGCGTCATCTGGCGTCGTTGCAGCCACCTACACGTTGGCCACGGTCACGGTCGATGTGGATGGGCGCATCACGTCTGCCGCCAATGGGACGGCTGGGGTTGCGCTCGTCGCTGACCCCGG